GTTAATCTATGGTGTTAGACCTAAGTATGGTTCTTATTGGATGGCACGTAAAGGTGAACCAACTGAACCAGTATCATTAGATTTCTTTTCGAAAGAAAAGATATTAGATTTGGCGGATAAGTTTGACCGTCAAAGGAAGCAAGGAAACTTTCTTCCAAACATCAACCACTGTTCAATATGCGGCTATACGCAGCATTGCGAATGGTTTAACAAAGAAGATAAGGACTAAGACAAAATGTCTGAATCAAAAATACAGGTAAGTTTCAAACTACCTAATGGAACTATTCCACTATTCCGTGGTGATAGTCCAGAAGAAGTTGAGAAACTTGTACAAGCAGCAACTATTTCTGAAACTTTCATAGGAAGTTTAGAAGCATTTGCTGAAGCAGTGGGTATCGGTAAACCTGCACAAGTCGTGGCTAATCCAACACCAAACGTTGATTATGCGATAGCCTCACTTGGTGCAACAGCAATCGGTACTACTGGTGATGCACCTACTCGTCATTGTTTACATGGGAAGATGTCAGCAATTCAAGGGCAAGGGCAATATGGGGTATACAAAGGATTCTTCTGTGCAGCACCCCAAGGCGCAACAGATAAATGCAAAACAATTTATCTAAAGAAAACAGAACCAGACTGGAACTCATATGTTCCAGATAAGATGGCGAAAGCGAAGTAATGAGAACCCTTTACAGGGCTATCGGAGCAAAGGAAGTAGGCGGGGAACCACTCCCCGCCACTTTCAAAACTCTTCAAGCCAATGAAATAGTTTTTAGAAGAGCAGAATTAAATCTTGTTGCTGGTACTCCAGGTGCTGGTAAATCTTCTATTGCGTTAGCAGTAGCAGTGCATTCACAAGTACCAACACTTTATATTTCTGCTGACACTAATGCGCATACCATGGGTATGCGTGTGTATTCAATGGCAACAGGTGTTAGTCAAGCCCAAGCAGAAAACATTTTAAAATTTGAGAAAGACAAAGCCGAAGGACTGTTAAGACAGTTTGAAAATATTAAATGGAGTTTTGATTCCAGTCCTACTTTGGCAGACATTGACGAATCTGTTCAAGCCTTTGAAACAGTATGGGGATGTAGCCCTACTCTTATAGTTGTAGATAATCTTATGGATATTGCAATGGATGGTATGGAAGAGTTCTCAGGTATGCGTGCTGCTATGAAAGAGTTAAAGTATTTAGCACGCGACACCAATGCTTGTGTACTTATATTGCATCATACAAAAGAATCATTTGAAGCAGCACCTTGTCAACCAAGGTCTGCTGTGCAAGGTATGGTTAACCAAATCCCAGCATTGATTCTTACTATCGGACAACAAGAAGTAGGAGACAGAAACTATTTATGTGTATCTGCTGTTAAGAATAGATATGGTAGAGCAGATGCAACAGGTAGAACATTCACAATGCTTTCATTTGACCCAGCATGTATGCAGTTAAAAGATGTTACCACTGGAGAATGAAAACGATTCTGGCTATGTTGTAGTCAGATGTGAACGTTGCGGTATGGACGGTGGGCAGGTAGCCTACGGTTGGGCAATACTATGCAGTCAATGTATGTCCTTAGACAGCAAAGAGTGGGAAGAAGATGAGTAAACAGAAAGCAAAAGGAACATCTGCTGAAACTGCTGTAGTTAATTATCTTAAAGATAAATGGAACATACCTGCTGAAAGACGTGCGTTAACAGGTGCACAAGATAAAGGTGACATCTCAGGAATATTTGATGTAGTACTTGAAGTTAAGAACCATAAAACAATGACACTTGGTCAATGGATGGAAGAACTTAAAGTAGAAGTTGAGAACGCTAACGCTGAAACAGGTGCAGTGATTCATAAACGTAAAGGAACAACAGATGTTAGTGAATGGTATGCATCTATGCCATTCTGGATGTATATGTATCTGTTAAAAGATGCAGGATACATTGATGGCTAGTGTTGAGAACCCACCTATTGGACCAATACTAAAACATTACGGCGGTAAACTACCTTCACGTCAATGGGGTAGAGCGAATATGCGTTGTTGTTTCCACGATGATTCTGTTCGCTCAGGTGTAGTAAACTTTGACGACAATACGTTCATATGTTTTGCTTGTGATGTTAAAGGCAGTGCATATAATATTATTCAACAAAAAGAAGGAGTAACATTTCGTGAGGCTCTCACCATCGCAGAAACAATTCTTAATCAAGGCGGCACACCAGTACGCTACAACAATAGAAAAAGCGTTACCTTATTTGGAAGAGAGAGGACTATCCCAGGAGGCAGCAAATCAGTTCCACCTGGGCGTCGTGGTAGAACCTCTTCCTAGCCACGAAATGTATTTGGGAAGATTATCTATCCCATACATAACAAGAAGTGGTGTAGTTGATATCAGATTCCGCGCACTCAACGGAGAAGAACCTAAGTATTTAGGTTTACCTTCGGCGGAAACAACTTTATATAATGTTGAAGCATTGTTTAAAGCAAAAAATTATGTATGTATCTGTGAGGGTGAAATGGATACAATCACTATGGCATCAGCGACGTCGCACCCGACGGTTGGTGCGCCAGGTGCAACGTCTTGGAAAAAGTTTTACCCAAGAGTATTTGAAGACTTTGACACAATCATTGTTTTAGCAGACGGTGATGATGCTGGCATGGAGTTCGGTAAAAGAATACAAAGAAGTGTAAGTAACACACGCATCTTACAGATGCCCGATGGAGAGGATGTAAACAGTGTCTTTCAGAAACATGGAGCACAGTACATTAATGACAAGATTAAAGCAGTCTTGGAAATCTGATGAATCTATCTACGAACAGTTCGAAGATAAACCAATAGCAGCAGCACAACTAAATTCAGTAACAGGTCCGATACCTATATTCAGAATGCTTGCTGATATTTATTACACAGTTAAAGAAGGAAAGCAAGAAGAAGCCCTAGTTATGTTAGACATTGTTGGCTCATGGGTACAAGCAGGTAGCACTAAAGAAGCCAATGAAAGAATGCAAGAATACGTAACCCTAATATCAACAGCAGATTTTGACAATGACCTTAAGGAGTTCATGAATGGACTTTAATATTGAAACATTTAAGTTTGATTCCATTGCTATATACAATGAAGCATGGGAATTGTTGGTTAAAAAGCAATTAGATTATGGTCCAAAGAACATTGCTAACGCCCCTGGTGGGGCTTTAAATGGGCTATTGGTGCGTATGCACGACAAAATAGCCAGACTTAACCACCTAATATATGAAGTTAAAGACACGCCACAGAACGAGTCTATAGAAGATTCCTTTGTAGACCTGTTAAACTATTCAGCAATTGCGCTTATGGTACTCCGAGGCAAATGGCATGGGGTTCCTAGTCAAGAGGACTGAAACATAAAAAACTAAAGAGATAAAGTGCAACATTATTTAGACAACTACGGTGGTCTAGTGTCCTATATATCTAACGAATATGCTAAACGATACAGAATGCTAGACGCCGATGATATTAAACAAGAACTATGGGTTTGGTTTATGACCCACGTTAACAAGTTAAATGATTGGGAAACAAATCATTCCGAAAAAGACAGAAACAAGTTAATTAATCGTTCACTTCGTAACGCTGCGCAAAAGTATTGCACAAAAGAAAAAGCAAAAGTTATTGGTTACGAAATACAAGACTTATTCTATTATGAACCACAAATCATAGAAGAATTTCTTCCATACATATTAACTGATTCATATTTTATTCCACTAGGTGTTAACGATGTTAACTACAAACCAGATAGAAATGTAGTATCAGAAGGTAACACTTGGTTGGCTGTAAGAGCAGACATATCGCAAGCATTCGAAGTGATACCTGAACGACATCAGAATGTTTTAAGACTTAGGTTTGGTTCCTTATCAACATCTCTAGAAGATGTCGGTAATGAGTTAAACATAAGTGCTGATGCTGCACGTAAACGAGTCGACAGGGCTATGAAAGCACTGATTGAAGAACTAGGTGGACCTAGACCCTTTGTTGACAACGACTACAGGAAGCCCGATAGTGGCGAAAAAACAGCATAAGAAACAACAGTACGACTATCGTGGTATACCTACACCAACCTGCCCTAATTGTGGTAGTAATTGGTTTCGTATGTCAGTTTTCTTTGACGAAATTGGATACATGCCTTCGGCATATGCATTAGAAGACGCCGAGTGCAGACAATGCGGTTCGTTAATAACACCTGCAACACCCTTAGATAGAGAACCATTTCCACCATGCACCCTTTGCCAAGAAGAAGAAGGAATGTATGACGGCTTTTGTTGGAATTGTTTACCCGAAGAAGACGACTACTTGGAGAATAATGGGAACTAAAAGCGATTGGGATATTGATTTAAGATACGGACAAATAGGTGA